AAGATTTTTCCAGATGCAATTTCTATTCCATCTTCTTTTAAAGCTTCAGCTACTGCTTTAGCGACATCTTTTGATATTAGTTTTGTTTGCTCTAAATCAAATTGAAGACCTTCTTCTGCTTCTTTAATTTTCTTAGTATCTAAAGGTTCTCCTTTTTTATGCAGTTGTACTTGGACGCCTTTTTCAGCTAATTCTTTAGCTTTATTTTCATCGTCTGTATGTACTACACCTTTGTCCATTTCTGTAAGTATGTTTAATTTGTTTTCTAAAGATTCTTTTAAAGAAATGAGTTGAGTTTTATACTTCTTATCTTCAAGTTTTAGTACTTTATCTTTAACTTGTAAAGCTTCTAAAGCTTTTTGTACTTTTTCTAAGCGTACTTTGACTTCTTGAAAAGTTAGTAACTTTATTGTTTCCTTCATTTCTTACTTAATATATAAATAAATAGGTATGTTTTCTACTTGATCTTGATACAGATGTCTTTACCATCTTTTGTACCACCGTATCTATAACCATCCCAACAAGCTTTACCGTCTATACCCTTCTTCTTTCCCTCTAAAGATAGCTGCTCAGGATCTGGTTGTCCTTCTAGTTCGTGGTAACCTGTATTAGCTTGGTTTATAAAGCTTTGAGATTGTGATATATGGTCTTGAATCCAACCAGGAATATCTTTTTCATCTGGTCCGATCTTATACATTAACTCACCTGCGTTCTTTATAATATCTTGCAACTGGCTTATAGCCATATGTACTTCGTGATCTACTTCTTCTTTTTGTACTTTAGAAGTTCTAATCACTTCTCTTATAGCTTGTGTTAATTCTGATGTTTTCATTTACAATGGTAGTTTAAATATCTCTGTAGTGCTTTCGCAAAATGAGTTCCCTTATCTTCTAGTTTTGATTTTTCTGCTCTAACTTTAGAACAAGATAGTGAACCTAATCTTTTTTTAAGGATACCTGGTTTAACTGGATCGTCTATTCCTTCCATTAGCATCTCCATTAAGTGTGAGATGTCTACAACCCATAATTTAGGATCAACTCCGTTTTTTACAAGTCCGGATAATCTTGTGTTGCCTGCTACTAAGTCGTAATCTCCTTCACCAAACTTAACAACGATAGACATTTCTATAACTCCTTTTTCAAATGCTTGATGAAATCTTTCTTTCTTTGGAGCTTCTAATCCTTCGAAATCTAGATCTACGTTACCTAAAACGTCTTTAATCTTTAAAACGATTCTGGTTTTCCTTGGTTTGCTATCTCTATCCACTTCTCTTTACCCATATCCTCAAATTCAGGATACCTAAGAGCCTCTTCCCATTCGTTTGCGAAATTAGGTTTAGTGTACTTTATTTGTTTTGCTTCGAGTAAGATATTAATTAGTTTCATTACTTATGACTTTGTAGCATTTCGAATAATAATGCAGTTAGAGCGGCGAATATAATCCAGAGTGCTTTTTGTACTCCGTTTTTCCATTTCTTTAGTTCATCTAATTCCTGCATATTCCTCTGATATTCTTTTTCGTTTGATTGGAGGCTTACACGGAAGTCAGTATTTTTATTAGTCTTTACTACTAGTCCATCTTCTGGATTTAGTAGCATATATTTTAATTCGGAAATATCATCTTTAACATCCTTCATGTCTTCTAACATTATCTTCAATTCACCGTTCGGCATATGTGCCTTTATGTGTCTAAGTTCTGATAATATCTCTTCCAATGCTGTGTCTTGTGCTGCCATATTTTAAAATTGTAAAATAGTTACTAATAAATAGTTAACTATCTATATTACTTTTGAGGTTCTTAAGGTATTCCTGTAGCTTACCTAAAACTTCTTTTTTAAACTTAGTATTGTTATTTTTCCAATCTTCTATATCTCCTTGCTCAGTTACAAAAGTATCCGTTTCATTTAGAGATTCTAATACCCAAGCTTCTATATCTGCTGCAAAAGCAACCATATTACCTTGAAGCATTCTTTTAGCATAAGCCTCATATAGCCCTGCTTTCTTTAATGTATCTTCGTATTTAATTGTACAGTCAAAGCAAACTTTATGTAACGTATACATTCTCTTGTGCAAGTGGTGCTCCATTGAACCACTACACTGAGGGCATCTAAGAGGGATTCTAACAGCTTTTTTAGCTGCATCTAACTTAGTTACATTCTGCTTAATACCGTTTACAATTGTCCATTGCTTACCTACCTCTTCCCAAATGTCTCCTTCTTTATGTCGCTTAACTTCTTTCTCGTAACCTATTCCTAATCTAGTTTTAGCAGTATAGTCCTTACTTACTAAATTTCTAACTCTCTGTACGTCTCTTTCTTTAAATTCTTTTTTAAGTAAGCTCTCACTCATAACCTAGTTCTTTTAATTTTGCTAATACTGGTGCTACATTACCGTGAAGACATCTAATAGCGATTCCGCCAGATGCTTCCCATTGGTCTATATTTGATTTCTTATCGTCGATTAATATCGCATTTGGATTAGCATACTTTTGTTTATCTGCTGAGTAGGCAAAGATAAGTTTAGGCTTTGGTGATAGGTTATTTTTAACCCAAATATTTTTTCCTAATCTTGAATTATCATGACGAGAAGGAGAGCTTAAAAGCTTAGCATCGTACTTTGAAATAAAATTCCAAAGCTCTCTACCACCGCTCATCCAACCCATTCCAACCCAAAACTTAACACCTACTTTATTATCTATTAGTTCCCAAAAGCCAGCTGCACCATGTTTTGCTTCATACTGTTCTGGTTTCATTCCTGAGAAGTGTTCAAACCTTTCTTCAAAGTCTGTTAGTACTCCATCCATGTCGCAGTAAATTTGATACTGTGGTTTTTCTTTTTCTACTTCTAGTAGTTCAAATAAACTCTTCATAACCTTTATTTTTTGTTTTTATTTTTTTGAGAATCTTCCCACTTTCTAAATATCATATTACCTTTTAGGTATGCTTCTTCTTCTAATGCTGCTAATTCCTTATCTGCAGTAGTATCTGTTGTACCTCTATTACCTAATCTACCTTCTAAGTTTTGCATATGGTGTACCATTTCATGAGCAAAAGATCTTGTAACATCTTTAGGATGTCTCCCTGCTGCGTAAAGTACAACCTCTTTATCTGTTGGGTTATAATAAGCTGTTTTACCAAAAAAGTCTTCTGCTTCGTCTAAATCTCTACGTATTTTAACTTCCGGTAAAGGTTGAACTGTCATACCTTCTTTTATCATATACTCTAAAAGTCCGGCAAAGTGATCGCCGTAGTCGTAATTTGCAGGCATATCGGATGTGTTATAAGGACTCTCTCCTTTAGTCTTAACGACGATTCGATCTCCATTCATTTCAGCTTCAAACCTATCATCCAAAATAGACTTAATAGCTTCTAGTTGGTTTGCTAAATTAGCACGGTCTTCTGAAGATACTGTGCCTGTGTTTTGTAAAGGTATACCAGAAGAACTTTCTGTTATTGTATTTTCATCAAACCAGCCTGAGTATATATCTTCTATCTTTTCGGCTACCAGCTCGGCTATAATTCCTTGTTTCAACATTTTTACTATTTTTAAGATCTCCTGTCTCGATAATTCTTTTGGAAAAAAATCTAAGACATCGTCGAGACTTCCGTTTAAAATTGCATCTCTAAAACCGGTTGCTCTTACGTTAGAATTTTCTCCTCCGTTAACTGCTAAACCTTGTACGTTATCCAAATTTTTAAATGCACTAACTCTTTTTAGGTCCAGATAATCCTCTGAGGTTCTTACACCTGTTACGGCATAGAACTTTTCAGTAGGTCTATTTTTAGCATGACTTCTAGCAACAAGCATTGGGTTAGCGTCTGCTACAATTACTTCTACGTTTCCTGGTAAATATTTTTTATATATATCCCAAACTGCTTTGGCATTTTCTTTGTCTATACCATTACGAACTCCGCCTCCGATATAAATCATCACCCTTTCTATCTTTTCTAACTTTTCACCTTTACCTTGTATTACTTTATCTGCCGCGTCTTGGCTTGATTCTAGGTCGTAGGTTCTTGCTTGTGCAGATCCGTTTATTAAAGATTTTACTAAATCAAAATGACCTCTATGTGGTGGTTTAAATGCTCCTGGATATAGTATTACTGCCATTATGTCAAGAAGTTTTGTACTCTTTGATCAATCTCTGCTACTGTAGAACCTTTTAATTGTTCTACAAATTTAGCATTATGAATCATATCGGCAATATTATTTAATACTTCTTTATTTTTCTCCTCAGCTTTTTGACGAACACTAGTAATAGAACTAACTTTCTTTTTCATCTTATCATCTCCAGGTCCAGTCCCATTCTTCTCGTAAAAGCCCATCCAGTATTTCTTTAACTGCTTATCCATAGATTCGTCTTCTCTATTATAATCTATATCAGCTACTTCTTTTCTATAAGCATCTGCTGCTATCTTATCATCAATATCGTAAGGTTTTCTAAAAGTAGAAATAAATCCTTCAGCTCCGCCGTTATCTTCCATGTATTTTGCTAAGTAATCGGATATACCGTTTGATCCATTTCTAGCAGCTACGTTAAATTCTTTAATTTCTTTATCGTATTTACCGCCTCTATCATTAGCAAATAACATAAACCTATCTCCTAATAATCCTTTATAATATCCGATTTGCTGATATACATCTCTCCAGGTTGAAAAGACAGCTGTTTTTGGTATCTGTCTTTCTCTTTCGAAATTTGAAATAAATGATATTAAAGGGTGAGTATAAACCATTACCATAAAGACTTCGTATCCGTTACCTAAAAGATCTTGTACTTTCTTAGAATTAGAAGCTGTAGTATCCCATATAAAGTTCTCTTTATTTTTAGAAGCATCTTCTACGTCCTGATTTACCTGGTTAGCTGCTGCAGAAAGGTTTCCGTAATATGGATGTTCCTTATCTTCTACATACTTATCAGGATTAAAAATAGTTAAACCTCCTAGATCTAATTGATTAAGAAGGTAACTTTTACCAGCACCTGCGCCTCCAGCCATAATAACAGCTTTTGGTTTAGCTTTAGCTTCTAATATTAGTTGTGAGAGTTTCATTTATACTTACTTCTTTAGTTATAAATATCAAAGTTTTATACTAGTCGGGTATACTGAGTAAATTGGTTCTGTTGTTGATTTTCTAACTGATATAGTTTGTATACTGTTTTAAATAAATCGTAGTTATAATCGATTTCATCAACTACTTTAATCTGCCAACCGCTACCTTGGTATATACCTTCTTTTTTAGAAGCGCTACGGGTATTAGCTTTCAACCACAGTACTCCTGTTCTTTGAATATCTATATCTTTACATTCTTTAAATCCTTTTGCATATGCTGCTAACTGTAAATCGTAGCTTTTATGTAATGCATTAGATGTTTTAATATCTAGTAACCAAGTCTCTCCCCCCATCTCTACCACTAGATCAGCCGTTCCAGCATACTTATCTTCATCCGAAAATACGAACTGTTCTGTAGAAATTAATTTAGGTTTATGGGTTGTCCAAAAATCATGAAACTTTAGAATCATTTCCCATACAATTTGAGAATATCTTGCATTACCGTAATCATCCATCCAGCTAATTTCTCCACCTTCTACTAGTATTTCAATAGCTTTATGAACTTGTGTACCTTCTTTACCAGCTTTCTGCATAATGATTTCTGCATTATGCCCTACATCTTTAAGCCAGTTTTCAAAGAATTTGTTCTTAGGTAAGTACTGTAGTATTGTAGTCACAGAGGGGTAGTATACTCCTTCTGAACGTTTATAAACTCTTCTATCTAGAAAATTGATTTGCTTTAAATCAGGATTGTAGGATAGGTTCTTTTTAGTATCTTCTACTAAAAGATTATCTCCTTGTCTTATCATAATAAGTTTAATTTGTATCGCATAAGAGAACTTAAATCTAACTCTTCTGCATCTTGGATGTGATTGGTGAATAAATGAAAACCCATTTCACTTGGATCTTTTTCGTCCATATCTACTAAGTATACTTTTTTACCCATACTAATAAACTGCTCGCAAAATTTAACCGCTTTTTTCAAAGCATCTCTATCTAAAGCTATGTAAATTTCCTTTACTTTACTTGTAACTATTTTCTTTAAAAGAGATTTTGATATATTTTTTCCTAAAATAGGTATAGCGTTTCTTCGAATAGCCATTGCATCGAATACTCCTTCACATATTATTATAGGTTGATTCCAGTTTATTAAGTTCTCAAAGACTATTATATCTTTAGAAGCTTCGGGGTTTTTATACTTAGCATAACTTCTGTTAAAAGATCTAGCTACGTAAAAGTTTAATTGGTTGTTTTGATCATATGATGGTATGATTATTCTATCGCTAAATTCTCCTGCGATACAGTAACCGATATTGTGTTTTAAAATGTCATTATCTGTAATTCCTCTATCGTAAAGATACTTTCTTGCTATATTAGCTGAGAAAGATGTTGTAGGGGCTAAGTAAAGAGGTTGAAATTCTTTAGGTAGTTCTATTGCTTTTTCTATCTGGTATTCTACCTGCTCGCCCTTCTTTATATATTGAAGGACTTCCTGTGCTTGAGGTCCGCTTATTTTTAGCTGCTTTAATAAAGACCTTATAGTACGTCCTCTAGTTTCACATACCCAACACTCCCAAGGATTTTCTCCCTTGTCGTTTGTATTAAAGTTGATTTCCAGCTTAGGTTTCTTATGGTTACAAAATGGGCAATTAAAAGCATGGTTATCTTTTGCTCGTTTGTAACTCTTACCTAACACGTTCTCAACTGCTCCTAAAAGAAAAGTATACTCCATATGCACATAACTATTACCTTAATATACGAAAAAAGGCCCACATAAGCAAGCCTTTCTTTAGTTATTTTTATATTCTGGAAATATTTAAAATCGTAGTATAGATTTAATATAAGCTAATACATCTGCTCGTGCTGGTCCTAAATCTTCTGGTTCTGTTGCTGGACCGTTTATCCATGTTGACCAAGCTTTAGCTATCAAGTCTACACCATTATCAAAATCAGGTCCCATTGCTTCAACATACCCTCCGTTAGCGTCAACATATTGATCTTTTTCACCTTCTTTTACTTCTCCTTCGTTATAACGGCAGTAAGACATATTAACTACTGTGTATTCACCTTCGTCGTTATACTTACGACATTCTCCGTTTCTTATTTCGTAGTGATGTTCGTATTCTTTTATAGTTGCTGTAGTTGGGCTTGATTTAATATCGTTTGATATACTATCAATTCTTGTTTTTTGTACGTTCTCTATACTGTCTACTTTCTTAAGATTGTCAAATTCACGTTTAAAAATTTCATCTGATGTGCCTGCAGTACCACAAGAAGCTAAAATAGCACTTGCCATAGCTACCGTAAGTAGACCTTTACTAGCTAGTAATTTAACTTTATTAAGTATTTTACCTAAGTCAATAGCTTCATTAACATCTCCTACAACGGCATTTACTAATTCTTGCTCGATTGGACTTAATTCTGCTACTTCACTTACAGTAGTTTCTTCATTTATTGTTTTTGCAACAGAAGTTAGTTTATTTTCTGTTAAAAATTTTCTTAAATCAAAGTTATTGCTCATTTCAATTACATTTATATTGTATAAATAGTTTATTTTTTCTAAACTTGAAGTAGCGTGCAGGTTTTTTCAAAGAATACCTTAGTGTATTTACCCTCAGCGAATGTTCTTGCAATATTCAAATTATAATCTAATCTATCTAGAAGTTTAGTTTTTAAAGTAGGTAGAGTTTCGGTATTAAATTTTTTATAAAAGTTATCTGCGACTCTTAAAGCTTCTTGTATTCTTATATAATCACTTTTTATTTCACCATAGTAATGGTTTTCAAAGTAGTCATCAAATAGGTCATACCCTAATTCTCTAAGTTCACTTACTAGTCCTCTCTGTCCAATATAAATTGGCATCTGGTAATAGTAAAAAGGTTTAACACTCTTCTCTGTTATAAATAAAGGATTGTAAAGTAAGCCATCGTTAATAACTAATGTCTCTACTACTATATTAACTAGTTGATTTATACTACTTGTAGGTAAAAAAACATGTTGTTTATTATCGGTAACCGGATATGTATCCCATTTAATTGGTAACTTCTCTTCTAAACCTGGTGTGAGATATTTTGTATAATTCCCAAGAATATATTGATCATCTTCTCCGTATGGTCCAAAAGATAAATCTAATACATTTCTATTTTCCCACCAGTCGTATTTTGCTAATTGATTTATAACTAAGATTCTATCTACTCTTGCTCTTCTCATTAAGCATAGAAAATGCTTTTTGGGTTCTGTATTTCTATGGTTATATTCTGGGAGATTTTTAGATTGATCTAGATACACTGTTGGGATTAACCCGTCAAAAGGGTTTCTTAAAAAAAATTCCCAGAAACTACCATGACGATATCCTCTCAAGTAATCTGTCTTACAGGAATGTAGTAAGTGTATTCTATCCTTACTTACTTTGTTTATTTCTAGTAATTCTAGTAAAGGTGTTACTTCTAAATAATTCTTAGCTTCTCCTAAAAAAGAAATAACAAATTTATACTCAGTAGATTCTTCTGTTAAAAAATTACTGTTAAATATTCTTTGAAAGCTTTCGTTCCTATTATCATTTCCATGATCCCATAACCATGGGCTAAAAGAGTTTAAATCTATGTAACATACTTTACTTTTTTTTAGTTCTAAATGGGAAAGTAATCCACTTTCTCTAGCTAGATCTAAAAAGGCATGCTTCCATCCGCTGTCGTAATTTTCTTGAGTTTCTGGATCCGAAAAAGAAAAGTGTTTTAAATATTCTACCTTTTCTTCTATCATAACTTTTTATTTTTTTAAACGTCTGTCATTCTAATTTTACCTGTCGAAGGATCCTCCATAAAATTATCTGGACGGATATCTAATTCATCAGGATCTATTCCTAGTTTTTTAGCTTCTTTTTCTAGAGCATCTAAGAACTCTTCTGGTATTTCTCCTCTATGAGGTGCCATTATATCCATCGTAATTACTCCTAATTTAGGATTCATTTCTTTTACGTCGTGTATATGTACAAAGTATTTTGTCTTCTTTCCTACTAGTTTTAAGGCATGTTCTATCTCAATCTCGTCTGTTGTTACTTTAACAGCTCTTCCACCTAATAAGTACACAGCGCCGTAGTCGCCAGCACCTAAGTACTTGCCGCCTTTGTCTTTTATTTTGTCTATAATCGCATTGTATTCTGGATCATATCCAATTGGACCTTCTAATATGATTCTTGATAGTTTCATTATCTTCCTTGACCTCTATACTTTTTTGGTTTTTGATCTTTAGGTCCGTAACTCTTTTTAGGTTTACCTTGAGTCTTTTTTCCAAAAGATACTTTTTGAGAACTTCCTGCTGATTTTGCTTTAGCCATTTTGTTTAATAATCTTTAAGGTTAATTCGCCGGTACCTCTAATTACTCTATGGTAGGTCCCTGCTCCAATAAATAGCTTTTGTAGAGGAATCGGCACTTCATTATCGTATTGGAATCTCCAATCAGTTTCACCAATTGGTTCTATCCATCGATCTTCTTGATCTCTATGCCATACGAATTCATCAATAGGAGTTTTAGAATCAAACGTCCTAACATAATAACCTTCTTTTATTTCTTCTTCAAATGGAAGCATACTAGCTCTTCTTTTTGTAGTTGCCTTTCTTCTGTTGCTGCTTAACAGTGGCTTTAGCTATCTTCTTACGGTTAGCTTCTTTCTTTTCTCTATTAGTCATTCTTGATAATTAACTCTCCTAAGACTTCTAGACGTCCCACTTCTCTTTGAAAAGTAGTTTGGTCCATTTCTAAGGATATTTTGCTTAAAGTTTCTTTAAATTCTTTCTTTGCTTCTTGTAAGTCAAACTTACCTTCGGCTGCTTTTTTATAATAAGAGTCTTTAACCTTAAAGTGATTGTAGGTTAATAAAGCTAATCCACCTTTTTCTTTTGCGGTAGATGCTATCTTAGCGGCTCCTTCACCTCTCAATAAAGCAAACTCATCGAAAGAGTTAGGCTTATTATCATGACCACATTTATGACAGAGGTACTTATCTTTACCGCCTTCAGATTCTTTCCAGGACCATTCACAATTATTACAATTGATCTTTTTACCTATGCCTTCTATTATTATATCTGTGAGTTTCATATTATTGAGATACTGCAACGGTCATCTCTACTTCGTAGCCGTTAGCTGTTTGAAAAGTCTTTTCGCTTTTAACTTCAATACCTCCTTTTAAGGTCTGTACTTTCATCTTCTGCATTAGATCAGCAGTTGCTTTCATCCTAGCCATTTGCTTAGCAATACGATGTTCAGAAGATTTTCCTAGACCGAAGCCGGTCATAGTTGTATCTTTTTGTTGAGTAGTTTGAGAGATTGGTGTTGGTTCTTTTTGTTGAGCTTGTCCCATATTAGGTGCTCCTAAAGTTGCTAAGCCTATTCCGGCGGCAGTAAATAACTGTTTGGCTGATATTTCTTCAACCCACTCTGTATCTTCTTCTGGTTCGTCATCAGGTGTCCATCGCTTTCCAGTTAACTTAGTTGATTTGTCTAATATCTTATTAACTGCTTTTTGTATTTTTTGATCAGAGTCTTTTTCATTAAAAAAGAATTGATCGTTCATTCCGTTACTTAAGTAAATATCTCCTAGTAGGTTGACACTAAAGTAAGAGTCCCCCATTGAAGAACCATTAAATAGTAATTCAAATCTAGAGTTTGTTGTTGTTTTAGGGTTTATAGTTACTGTGCTTTTACCGTAGTAAGTATTATACGCATTAACTAATTTTTGCGCAATTGTTTCTATTCTAGTATCTTCTAAAAGTATTTTTAAAAGTTTCATAGACTACCAGTATCCTGAGAAGTTAGAACTTCCTCCAAGTGATTTCCAATATCGGCCAATATTACAAGACCAGTAACCTGCTTTAGTTCTGTCTTTCTTCTGAGCACATTTATGACGAGCTGCAAAAGATGCTCTAGCTCCTTGTTGTTTAAATTTAACTGAAAGTCCTGTATCACCAAATGATACTTTTTTTACATTTCCTGTTGAAGGATTCTTAACGTAAACGTAGAATTTTTTACTACCCCCACGCTTTGGTTTATTTAATTGAACTTTTTTTCCTTTGTATTCTATCTCTTGAATGTAATCAACAGAAGCTTTTAGTATTTCAAATCCGTTATAATCAAAGTTATCGTTATGGTGTTTAACTGCTTTTCTAAACTTGTCCATATCAATCTTAGCTCCTATAGACTCTACTGCTTCTTTTACTGCTTCGAAATCAATCATCTCATCGATGCTATTAGCTTCGTCTATCTTACTATCATCTTCAATCATTTCGTCAATCCAGCATCCAATTTCAAATAAAGGATTATAGCTTGGAGATACCATTGGTAAATCTAAAGGTACAACCATTCCGTTATAGTCCCCATGAGTTCCAATGTCTGTGTTTCTAATTAGATCTTCATCTTCTTCGTTTAATTCTACTTCTCCATTCTCATAAGCTTCTCTAGCTTCTGTAAATAAGTTAACAAATGCTTCAGAAGAATAACGGTATATGTTTTCATGTAGAGTTAAACCGTTATCGATGTGGTACTGTAAGCTTGGTAATCCTACTATTTCTCGTAGTTTAATCATCTGTATCAGGTGTTATAAAGTCTTTTCTATAAAATTTTCCGAGGACGTTATCGTTAATATAATTGTTTCTATATTCAAGTACCTCTTTAATAAATAGGTATTTAGTCTCATAATATGTAAGAAGTTTCTTTGATCTAACAAAACATAAGATTTGTTTAGTAAATTCTTCTTGCTTACCTTCTTTTATAAGGCCAACTATCTCTGCATGAGACCCGAAATAGGTTTTCCAATCTGATTCTTTGACTATCTTTCGCTTTCTTTTCTGATCGGTTAGCGGAGGTAAAGTCCTGTTAAAATATAGTACTTTTTTTCCTATATATTTTCTCCCTGTTGGAGTATGTGTTACTTCGTAAATAAAGCCAAAAGTGCCCTCAGGCATATCACTCATTTCAGTGATAATTCGGCCATCGTAAATCCATGACGGCATAGTAATTCCCATTTAGTTAAAGATTAAGTTACGAAATTTAAGTACGAATAACAACTGATCCGGAAAAGCTTCCGGCAAATGTTATTTTTAGAGTATCAACTCCTGTACTTTGAATACCGGCTGGTATTACTGTATCGTAGATTCCTGGTGCTGTATATTGATAAGCTTGTACAGTTGGGAATCTATTATTAAGACTATGTGTTACTTCTAGTAGTGTTGTAGCTCCTCCTATTGCATGAGCATAAAATGATCCAGAGAATCCAGATAATTGTACAGAGCTTGAAATAGTACCGTTAGGTAAAGCAGCGATTACACCGTTTATAAATTGGCTATCTCCTACATTTAAAGTAATTGTTCTTGAGGTAGTTAAGTCCCCGCCTCCTAGTACTCCTCCTATACCAGAAAAAGTTACTGCGCTATGGTCAATATGCCTATTACTGGTATAATTTGTAGTAGCGTTATGATCTATCTGAATTGATCCAGATATTATTACTGGTTTATTTTTTACGTTTGTAAACTCTACATACGAAGCTGTAGTAATACCTGTTAGTCCTGATCCGTTTCCATAAAAAGATCCTGAGAATCCTCTTGATGCGGAGATAGAGCCGTCAGGTAAATATACTGAACCTGTAAGTAAAGAATATAATTGAGGCATATTAGCTAATTCTTATCTGAATAAAGTTGCCATTTCTATATAACCCTCCTAACGGTACACCGTTTGATGCTGCTGCATTATCGTTTGCAAAGTTAAGGCTTTGAGAAACTTCTGATAGTACTACATATCCGTTTACAACATTTATAGCGGTTCCGTTGTGGTAGCATCCAAATGTAGATGAACCTGAAACTTGTAAATTTCCTACTACAGTATGTGTATCGTCAAAACTATTACCCCATTTAGTAGACCCGCTTTGAAAGATTACTGAAGATGAAGTAAAAGAAGTGTGTATTTGTTCTGCTTGTAATGTACCTTTAATGACTAAAGATCCGGTTATTTCGGTATTAGCACTTATTATAAACTTATCTGCTCTATAATCGTACTTCAAATCATTAGATCCTATATTTACAGACCCGCTTCTATATATAATTTGTGTATCACTAGCAACACCTCCTACTGGAGCTATATTGATAGACTGTACATTATTACTACTAGCAGAGGTAAATAACGATATAACTTGCCCGCTAAAAGAGGATGAGTAAATAAAGCTCCTGAAGTTGTTATCTACTTCTGTATGGGTTAAAGCACCACCCTTTACGCTTCTTAATGTTATTGCCATTTCTATTTATTTTCTAATTGTGCTACTCTCTCTTGTAAATTTTGTATCAATATATTCTGGGCTTTTACAGCTTCGAGTAGAACAGCTGTTATTGCATTATAATCAACACTTAAGTAACCTTCCTCATCACTATGAACAGCGTCCGGAAGGACTGCTTTTACTTCTTGAGCAATAGTTCCTACACCGGGTATATCGTTCCAGTCATTACGTGTATAAGTGTATCCTCCTATCGCATCAATGATATCTAGACTACCTTGTATAGGTTGTATATTATCCTTTAATCGTGCGTCAGAGAAGGCTAAAATGTTTCTTGAAGCTTGTATTTGCCCTATAACATGTAAATCGTATTGAGGATTCTTTGTATTAATACCAAAGCTTCCGGAACTAATGTAATGCTGTCTAACGCAGCTAGAATTTACTCGTAAGCTTCCAGTCATTTCGTGGTTACTATTACAGTCAACTCCGAATCTAGTATTACCTTTTACTGTGAATGGTCCTTGTAATGTTAAACTTCCTGTGATATTTAAACTACCTGTTACATCGTGGAAGTCATTTGTAGTATCTCCCCACTTCGTAGATCCACTTTCATAAACTACTGAAGCATTAACAAATTCAGTATGAAATTCTTGTGCTGTTATTCTTCCAAATATTACAGCATCTCCTGTTACAGTTAAGGAACCGGTTATGATTGCATTACCGTTAATATCTAAAGGTGCATTAATTCTAGATGTTGCTGTCTTCTTAATACCTACATACCCGTTTACTGGGTTAAATAAGAAATCTGGAGCACCTGCTTGTAAGCTTTGACTTGCGTATTGAACTGATCCGTTAATAGATCTACTTCCGGTTGCATGTAAAGGTATTTGATGCGCAGCTAGGTTCCAAGGTATTAAGGTACTCCCTGTATAAAATAGAGTAGCAAAGTTTACAGTTGTTCTTGTGGCAGAATTTGCTACCCAAGATTCTTTTGTTAAAGAGCTAGAATAGAAATAGGAACCTAAATTGGTGTCCATTTCTTTATAGGTTAATGCTTCTCCTTTATTTGCTCTAAATGTTATAGCCATTTTTTTTTTATTATTTACATGTCAATTTTTACAACGAAAGTCATATCGTTATATAGTGACTTTCTAGTTGGTTGTGCTAGCTTTCCTACTGCTATTAACTCGTCTGCATCATTGTAGAGTCCTACACTTGTTAGGTATGGACTAAATGTACTTCCTGTTACGTTAGGTAGTATATCTCCAAATGAGCCGGTTAATGCACTCGGGTTATGGGTAAAGTTCATTTCTGAATCTCTAACCTTGCAGTACATATTATATGTATAAATAGGGTGGTTAGATTTCCAGTGAAGGTTTGGATTGAGATAAAAACTATTATATATTTCTACAATTTCTGGATCAGTTAAAATAACTTGGCCGTGGCTATAAACGATATCTCCTATAATTCTAACTGGAGCACAAGGTTCTGAACCTGAACCTGACATTATTAATCTACCTTCTCCATCGTCTACAATTTCAACTCTATGTTGTCCATCAGGTGAATCAATATATTCGCCACCTGCTGTAGAAGTTTCTAGTACATAAGTACCTTCGTCAAGTATATAATCACAAGCAATTTTTCTTACAGATCCAAATAAAGTTTCGAAAGTCTGTATATAGTCGTTTTGACCTATCTCATCTGTTACATAACCATCATTAACGTAGTTATCTTTAGCTCCGTTTGGTTTTAATATAAAAGAAAAGGGTACAATATTAGTTCCAAAAACTTCTTGTGGTACTGAAAATACGCTTATCTCTTGAACGTTATGTAGGTCTCTAGATTCACTTAAATGTAGAGTAGTCTCTAGGTAGTTATCAAATGATCCACTAAATGTAGAGTCTTGAACCTTACCGCTATAGTATAAATTATGTATACTTTTATAAACTATCTGCTTATGTCTTTCTTGAACTTGCTGGGAAGGTATTGTTGCATATTGATATAAGTCTTCATCGTTCAAAAAGTATTCTGTTGAACCTGAAAGTCCTATAAATTTATCTATAGAGTACTCATTTGTTGACTTAAAACCACGAAGCAAGCTCCCGCTTGTATGCCAATGCTTACGAGCGTCGTGTACTGTTACGTAGACATCTTGCCTGTTTAGTTTTTTGTATGTACTCATTCATTAATAGTCAAGCTTGATTCTAACTAGAGCCTCTTTTGTAAAGTCTTTTAATAATGGTCTAGATAATTTAGCTACTGCTAAAAGATCGTTATTATCATTATACAAACCTACACCTGTAATATAAGACTGTGGGGTATTGATCATAACATTGTGTCTGATTTCTCCTGATCCTGATAGTAAAGATGGGTTAGTAGAATAGTTAAATTCTGCGTTTCTTGCTCGTACGAATATAAAGTTAGATGAAATAGTTTCTTCAGAGTTTAATCTAAAGTGCTTACCTTTTGATAAAGCTAAGAATAACTTTTTAAGATTTAATGCTGAGTTGTTAGCAGTTCTTGTTGTACCTAATGCTATTCCTCCTCCTGTTACGAAGGGAAGGTCTAATGCTTTACCGTTAAGTATTACTATACCTACATCAGGTAAGAACTTACCGTAAGAGCCTGATACTGAGTATCCGTTAGCGTTAGCTGTTGTATCTACAGTACCTCCTGAGCCTGCTACAAGTTCAAATACTCGACCTGAATCAGTAAATGTAGTTGTTGCGACAGCTCTACTATTATCTGTTAATGTAATTTTGTTAGCTCCACTCCCGCTTAATATTAATGTTAGAGTTCCTGGGAGTAGTTTCTCTTTGTATCTTGCTCTATCTACTGCTATAACATAGAAGTGGTCAGCTGTTTCTCCTCCAAATGTAAATTCAGACTCTTCATCACCTAGTACTAAGTTTCTATACTGTCCGTAGATAGTAGAAGATGGGGACTTTCCAGTCACACTAGCATTATATTGTAGTGTTCCGCCTCCTTGTTTGTCAGCATAAGCAATTGAAAATTGACTTGCTGCTGTTGAATCTGTTGATGCAGTATTAAATACGTTATAATAATAGTCCCCAGAAGTACTTGATACTTGTGTTGAACTAGTGTAGAAAGCAGTTAAGTTTATTACGTTGTTAGTCCATAATGGAGCTGTTACCGATTCAGCACTTACTACTATATCTTCTTGGTCAAATCTTTTAAATGACATAATTAGTTAGTTTTTGTAATGGTTACTGGAATTGTTAATCTCGCTCCTGAATCACGACCGATAATTGTTATAGTGGTCTGAAGTGTTAATCTTGTTCCGAATAAAGTGTTTATTGTTGTTGAAGTCAAGTTAATTGAAGTACCGATAACTGTCTTAGAAACATTTGTTCCTATAGTAGTACCTGTATTTAATCTAATTGCTTCTTCTGAGTTGATACCTACTCCGTTAAATGTATTAAGTACTCTAACATCTGCAATTGTAGCTGTATACCCTCCTGCTTCGTATGTTGTAGTTGCACCTAAGTAGTTCAATGTCTGTGGAGTAATCGCAAGAGAAGCTCCTTGTTTTAAACGAATAGATGAGAATCCTAAATCTAGTACTGGAAGTTTTGAAGTACCTCTTGGTAGAGTTGTTAACTTATACTTCATAATCTGATTTTCATCAGGGAAAGCTTCTAATAAAGGCATATTTTCTATAGCTTCTCCATAATATACAGAACCGGAAGGATGTTGAGGATTGTACAAAGTGTAATCAATCTCATCGTCAGCAAGAGCAAATTGTGTAATTTTGAAAGAACCGTCTCCTCTTGCTAAGAGCTCTCTTCCCTTTTTAGTTAGTATCGCATCTACTGTTACGATTGAATTGTCTAAATATCCCATTTTTGTTTAAATTATATAATATAAATATCAGCTGTTATAATATTCTAGGTTTGGGTTCTAATAATAGTTCCTAAGTTATTAGTTGAATGCATTTTATCTTCATCTATAGAGTAAATATCTCTATTTGAAATCCTTACAAATCTATTTCCCTCCTCTAAGTACAGTAAGTTAGGTGTTGTTGGGAATGACTTATTTCCCCCATATACTCTAGTCTTTCCTCCAGCTATACTATTTGTAACTTGTGGAGTAAAGTAAACCTGCTGTACCAGTCTATCTGATAGATTAACTCCTTTTATTTTTGTAAAGTTAGATCCTGAAGGGTGTAAGCTAGCTCTAATTGAAACTAGACCTAAAGCCGGGTCATTACCTGGTACGCTTCCTGAGTTTAGTTTTGAACCAACATACCTAGCATTAATAATTCCTGCTGTTGTATAGTTACTATCTTGAATTTCAGCCGGTGTTGCTTGGTTAAGTAGTATCTGTGTTAAGTTAGTAGGTTCTATTGGATCTTCATTTCTATCTACCTGTTGTATGTAGTTAGCTTTTCGTAATACGGTAGCATTACTTAATATAGGGTTATCCGGGCTATTATTATATACTGTAGATATATAGGGGTTAAATATAATTTCAGAAGGTATCTGTACGTATTGAATGAAGTGGAATTGTGGATCGACAGTACTG